TGATGTTCCTGACGAACCACTAACACCTGATGTTCCTGATGAACCAGCAGCACCTGTGGCACCTACTTGTGTATATGTAATTTGTGATACGGTAAGAATTACAGAAGGAATAGCTGGTCTTTGAGGATTTGATTGAGTAGGTGAAGAAAGTAATCTCATATCAGTATCTTGTGAATGCCAATATATTTGATAAAAATCACCTGCGCTTGTATCTACAAGCCAGTTCCATGATGCTACATTTTCAGCATTATTTCCTACTAATTCTATTTTAGTATTAGACCACGTTAGATTATTATTGTTTTTAGCAAGCCATATTTCTATTTCATCACTTCCTGAATCTGTTTTATCAAGTTGTGCTGAGAATTGTATATTGTAAACACCACTATTTGATATGTGTATTTGTGAATTGTTTTGTATAGAAACACCATTAGAAAAGTCTGTAGTGTTGAAAGTCATAGCGTTAGCATAAGTAGCACCTAAATTAGTTTGTGTTGTTGTGTCGTAAAAAGAACCATAAAGACCAATCACACCACCTGTTCCTGTAGCACCTTGAGGTCCAACAGGTCCTATAGGTCCAATAGGTCCAGTAGCACCAGTAGGTCCTGGCAATCCTTGTAATCTGTATTCAACTATATTGTTGTTTAAGATAGTTTCGTAGTTTGTAATAGGTTGAATTGGTGAATTACAATAAGTATATCTTATAGGAAGCTTAAAAGTAATTGAAGCTTGCCAACCATTTACATTATCATCAGTCCCTTCAACTACTGGTTCCATTGTTACATCACCATCAATTGATAGGTTCATATCAACATAGTATTTATGTTGACTGATTTCGCTAATCATAGTTTCTAAGATGTAGTGAGTATCAGATATCAATTCGTCATAGTTATCATCACCCATGTTTATCTTATCCATACAATAAACATTAAACTCAATTAATAGTTCTTTGTAGCCATTTACTGATTTAGATGTAGTAGATGTAGATTGTTCAACCCAAATGTATGGAAATTTCATTTGACGAGACGCACCTATGTTATATGATGGTCCATAACCGAAGTCAGTAACCATTTTATTTCTAATAGATAAATCCTTAAAGATTGCTATAATCTGATTTATACTTAAAGTGTTATTTGCCATATCTTGATAAGTTATTTTGTCTTTGTTTATTCATCTCTTCCATATATCTGTCTTTTTCATGCCAGTATGAAAGTAAATTAAGACATTCAATGTAGTTTCTTTCGTAAACTAAATCATGTCTTGTTATATCACCGTTAGATAATCTATCAACCATAGACATCCAACCCCATTTTTCATCCATACTAACTGAACCTAGTCTCATATTTTCTACTTTAGTTCCTTTTCCGTAGAGTCCTTTGTATTTGGAGTAGATAATCCACTCCCACTTAAAAAAAAAGTGACTGGTCCCATCAAATCAAATACTGGTTGTTGTAAAAACAACTCTTTACGGTAATCTATGTTGTTAGCATCAAACTTATCTTGAACCCAGGTTTCTTTACCACTTTCAGCATCTTTAACTAACTTAGCAGGTCTCAAAATAACAGAGATAATGTATGGTATTGCTTCAGCATTAGTAGCTGAGTTCTCTTGTAATGTTTTAATAGAGATATATTCACCCATAGTCAATTTATTTAAGTCAGTTGGAAAAGCATAATCAATTTCACCAATTCTTAAATGTTTAGTGTTATTCCATTCTGGCTCTTGTTGTAAGAAACCTACTTCATTTGATAATTCTGCTACCATTTCAATTGTAAGGTCATCTAAATCACCTGCTTCTGCTAAACAAAGAACTTCAATAACTTTAAGTAAGTATAATTCACCTAAGATGTATTGACTTTTTTGTTCTTCTAACTTTGCTAACTCAACATAATGTTTTAATGTTAGTTCTTTCCAGTCAGTTGGCATGTGATAATCTTTACCATTTAACTCAAATTTTTTCATATTCTAATTGTTTTTTTATAATATACTAAATCAGTATATTTTCTAATTATGTTTTAGTAATGTATTCTAAACACATTCTTATTTACATTTTTATTCTCGTAACACCATCTTGCTATTGCTAAGGCCATTACGCAGTCATCGTGAAATCCTGTCTCAGCCATAAACTTAATATTACCATTTACATTTTGCTTAAAGATAAAAGCTTCTAATTCTATCCTTAAATAGTCATCTATCACTAATTTAATTTCTTGTGTGTTGAAAAGATGTATCAATCTATTAATGATTTCAGGTTTAGTCTTGCTATTTGTTGAGAATTCATCTATGTTTTTCATTCTACGCTTTAAGTCTTGATAAATTGTTAAACCTTGATTGTTATTTTCAATTACCATTTTAACAAAGTTCCATTTTTTGTTTAGCTCAACGATTTCATTCATCAATTCAGGTGCTTCTATGTTATCCCATCTATAATATTTGACTAAATGACCATCTTTATTAACAATAGCGAGAACAGAAGCATCGTTAATGAATCCTATATCGATTCCAGCGAAGTATCTTTCGTTTTCTTCAGGTTTATCAATAGGTTCTAAACACATTACTTCTGATATGTTGTTAAATATTGAGCTTGAGTCAACGAATTCAGCTTCTACTTCTTGTTGGAATAGTTTAGGTGCTAATGTTTCCTTAAACATATTAATCAGGTCTTCATTAGCAAAAGGTGAGTCATAAGTAGAATACCTCAATGACTTCCACTTAGGTAATTTTTGACCATTAAGAAAGTATTCGTATAAAAAGTTCTTACCTTTAGGTGTAGAGATGAATAAACATTTCTTACCTCTAACATTTAACATAGGAAGTAAGATGGTTTCAACCGTGTCTTTTTTAATAAAGGCGGCCTCATCCATTATCATATAATCAACTGATTGACCTCTTAATGAATCTTCTGATGCTGCTGAACGAAATAGTATTTTAGAACCGTTTGTAAATACAATTTCAGTATCACCTTTAGGCATCTTCTTTGACTTAATACAACCACTTTCTATAACAGCATTAACTATTTCCTTATAAACTTTTTGTGCTTGTGAATCTGTAGGTGAAACCCAATAAACAATTTGATTTGATGAATTTAGAGACCAATAGATGGCTAAGTTTTCAGCAATAGTTGTTTTACCAAACTGACGACCAATAATAGCCACCACAAAGAATATACTCTCATCTAAACAAGCATTGACTATCTCAGCTTGTTTTTCATGAGGCTCTAATAATTCTATTATCACTTATATGTTATTGTATTTTTTAATTATAGGCCACATAATTAGACCTATTAGGGATGAGTAGGGTATAAGCGAAATGAGTAAAATTATTGGCTTAAGTTGTTGAGCCATGTCTCTCATAATATCACTGGCATTAGATAATCTTTTATCATAAGTTATGGCATCATAAATCCATATTAAATAGTTTATTATTAGTAATAAATTCATTTTATAAATTTTCTATATTTTTCATAGTTTTCTATTCTACTTTCAGCAATCTTAAAGTAATCTTTATCCATCTCCATACCTAAAAATCTAAATCCTTCTAATCTTGCGGCTATTCCAGTTGAACCAGAGCCCATAAACGGGTCAAGGACAATTCCATTTGGTGGTGTTACTAATCTACATAAGTAGGCCATCAGTGATACTGGTTTTACGGTTGGATGAGTGTTCTTTTTAGCAGGTGTAATCCAGTTTGGCTCTTCACATTTACAATCTTCTGGCTTTAACATAGATGTATTACAATGAGAACATCTTCTGTCTAATCCATGACCTTTACCACCAGTTGTTGTAGCCTCAAAGTCATCTAAACCCATATTTCTTTCAGCCTTACTTACTTTTGCTTGATAGAAAAAGCGTGAGGCACCACCTTTATCACATCTTGCTACTTCTGTTCCTCTTCCAAAACCATTCACACCACCTACAATACCCTTATCAGTTTTATTACCTTTATGATTAGTTTTTGTTATACCACTTTGTTCGTCTAACAACTCACCAGCAATCTCATCTAATATGATGTTGGCTGGAAATCTGCCTTCTTCATTAGGTATATAATTTCTATCTTCTATTGTCTTTCTTTCTTTACCTGATGCGTTTAAGTTCATTTGACTTCCATCACCTCTAAAATCAACTAACTCACATTCTTTTGGTTTATCACCATTAAAATTAACACGACAACCATCTATATTTATACCACCAGTTCCCCATTTCAATACATTTTCAGCAACTGACTTTTCACTTAAAGGCTTACGAGCAACACAGATTGGTTCATTTGCTGGTTTTAACGAAGTCCCCCAGCCTTCCCACTCATTATCAATCCTAATCAAATCAATTTCCGATTTTAAGTCAGTATTTATATATGTGTTTCCTGGTGTTCCAGCACCTTTTGCTTTACCTATAACCTCTATATCTCCTGATAATTTTTGGACTGCCTTACCTATGTTTAATGATTTGGGAAAACCTGAACCATACAACCACATAATTTGGTCTCTAATCTCAAAACCAGCATCTTCTATATTCACAACCATTCTGTGATATGTTCTTGTTCCACCAAAAGATAAGACATGTCCTCCTGGTTTAAGAACTCTATATACTTCTTTCCAGAAATCAACAGATGGAACGTCATAATCCCACTTCTTTCCCATAAATGATAATCCATATGGAGGGTCACTCACGATTGAATCTATTGAATTGTCTGGTAGTTTTTTAAGTGATTCGATGTTGTCGCCCAACATTAATTTTGTCTTTTTCATATTCTTTTTTATTTTTTATCAAAGCCAGGAAACTTTGCTTTATAATCAACAACCGTGATATCTAATTTATCAGGTGAATAAAGACCTCTTAACTTGTTTAGCTCTTTAATCACATCTAATCTTATTTTAGAATCACCTTCTTCATAAAGTATTTCTAAACGATTTATAGCATCAGCAAATGCTACTTTTGTATCTTCATTTGTTTGCTCCATGATATACTTTTGAGCATCACCTAATACTTCATAAGCTATCTTTCTCGACATACCTACTTGTTCCATTAAAAACTCTAATATAGTGTGTGTTGATTTACCTTTTATTCTCATCATTGCTATTTTAGCAACTAAATACTCTCTATCGTATTTCTTTTTACCGTCTCTTGCCACGATACATTATATTATTTTTTAGAACCTATCAAATAAATCACCATCTTCACTCATAGCATGTAGTGATATAAAATCTAAGTTTTTATTGTGTATTTTGTTCCAAGATTTAGCAAGTCCTCTCTTTATGATTTCTGTAAAATAAGAAAAGGCATTCTCACCTTTGTTAGGATCGAAGTTATGCCAACCCTTAAACGCATCATACATTGCTTCTTGAAAACAATCGTGTTTATCATCAGCATCTTTATAATACATCTTTTTGATAACATTCTTACCAAGAACAATTATCATTTGTTCTGCTTGTCTTGTTAACTTACCTTGTGCTTGTGATACAATTATTTCACAATAAAGGTCTTTATTACAAAGATAGTGTTTTTGTTTCTTGTCTATTCTCTTCATTATTAAACTTAAAGTATAAGCCATTTAATAGTGTTTTATAACCATTACAAGTCTTATAAATGTTTTGTGATTTTACACCTGTCGCTCTTGCGGCATTGTTAAAACCATAGTATGATGTGATGTAGTTCCATTGACTATCAAATACATCAATTTTCTTAGTTCTTACGGTTACTTGTCCTACTTTCATCTACTTTTATATTAAATTTATCGTTGTTTTCGCTATACCACTCTAATAATAATTGATAATATTTACTAATTGAAGTGTTACAATTACAACTGATTTGATACATAGCGGCATTTGGTCTAATATACTTCTTAAACAATTCGTAAATA